ATTAGCATCAACGCAGATGCCAAGCGACTCATTCAGGCAACGTGCAAGGACTTCTTTGATTGGGTGGAGGAAGGCAACCTCGCTCTCGATGTGTACCACTACAACGGCAGCAAGATTCAAGAATTTACCTCCGAGTTCACTTCATTCAAGGAGCTCGAGCCACGCAGATTCCTCAAATGGGTGCAATCGTATGCTGACTATAAAGGTTACAACATCACCAAAGGACGCAATCACAACGGCAGATACTTCATTCTCGATTCGGGAACTCCCAAACCGACTCAAGAATCTGATGATATTTGGGATGAACTTAACGAACAAGCGAAGCAATAATCATGGGACAAAAACGAAATTTACCAACTCAAAAAAATATCATAAAACATTGGAATAATACATATGAAACTGATTTTGAAGAAGGTTATTGTTGGGGATGTGGATTTAACGCAAGATTAGAGAGATGTCATATTTATGATAGATATAAATCAAATGATGATTCAGAAGATAATTTAGTGATTTTATGTAAATTTTGCCATAATCATTTACAAGAGACTCAATGCCTAACAGAAAAAGGAAGGGAACAATTTAAAAAATCTATCATTGAAGGCATTCCTTATATGAGTATTGTTATGTCTTGGAGATTAGAAGCATTAAAAAAAGGAGTTTATTCAGAAATTTTAACAATAAACCCATTCAACAAATGACACGACAACACCGACAAATCCTAAAAGACCTTCAATTGAAGCACAAGATGGAAAAGTATCCAACCATCCCACCACACCTCATCGCCCTGGACCAATGGAATGACAACTCAGCCAATGCACTGACCAAGTCAATCATCGCCTTCCTTCAGTTCAGTGGATGCCAAGCGGAGAGAATCAATACCATGGGAGTCTATCGCAAAAAATACCGCACAGATGGAGTTGCCATCGGTGGTCAGTGGACCAAGGGAACCGGCACACCAGGCTCGGCAGATATATCCGCAACGATCAAGGGCCGCTCAGTCAAGATTGAGGTCAAGTATGGCAAGGATAGGCAGTCAGATGCACAGAAAGCATACCAGAAAGCCATCGAGGAAGCTGGTGGTGTGTATGTTATTGCAAAAGATTTTGAAGGATTCTTGAAATTTTATGAGCAATTTTGTGAATCAATCAAATAAATCAGTATATTTACAATTCAAAACAACAAAAAAACGATTATGACTACAAAGAAAGCGGAGGCTACACTCGCAGAGCCAATGAACATTTGGCAAAAATTACACGCTGCCAAGCAGCAAATCGGAAAGGTTGCAAAGAATGCAACGAATCCTCATTTCAAAAAAAGCTATGCTGACATCAATGCGCTGCTCACAACGGTGGAGCCTATCCTCCACGAGCATGGACTGCTACTCTTGCAGCCAGTGGTGGGCAATGATGTGGTGACTCGTATCATCGACATCGACTCTGGTGAGGTCATCGAATCATTCATGAGCCTTCCAGTCATCACAGACCCACAAAAGGTGCTCGCTGCTGTCACTTACTTCCGTAGAGGTACATTGCAGTCACTGCTATCACTTCAAGCCGTTGACGATGATGGCAACACAGCGGCTGCTGCGCCTCAAGGAAAGCCAACAATCAATGCAGAGCGATTCAAATCAGCACTCGAAGCAATCGAAGCTGGCAAGTACACAGCAGAACAGTTGACTTCCAACTATGCACTCACTGAAGTACAACTCAAAGCTCTCGCACTATGAAATGGCATCCATCGCAAATCGGTAAGCTGATGACCAATGGCAGAGCCAAGGACAGCATCGGAGAGACAGCCAAGAGCTACATCAAGCAGTGTGCAAAGGAGGATTTCTATAACTACACCACAGAACTCAACAACAAATATATCTGGAAGGGTAGAGAGCAAGAGCTGGAATCAATCAACCTCATCAACTCGGTGAGATTCACTGACTATGTCAAGAATGAAGTGACCATCGAGAATGACTATCTCATCGGCACAGCTGATATCGTCATCGAGCAGCGAGTCATTGACGTCAAAACATCATGGTCCCTGGATACATTCCCGGCACTTGTGGAAGATGCAGTCAATCCACTCTATGAATGGCAGCTCAGAGCATACATGATGCTATATGATAAGCCATGTGCTGAGCTCATCTACTGCATGGTGACTACCTGGGATGAATTCCTCAACGAATACGAGAATCTCCAGCTCCACCGAGTCGACCACATCAATCCTGAGAAGCGCATCACAGCTCTCTGGTACGACAGAGATGAGGACATCGAGGCTAAGATGGTTGCTCGCCTTAAAGAAGCATCCGAATTATATCACGAGTACTATGAACAATTAAACAATAAGTAAAATGGAAGAGCTAAAAGCAAAAGGCACCATTCACCATCTCGGTGAAGCCAAACAAGTGAGTGAGAAGATGAACATCAGAGAGTTCGTGCTCTCAATCGGTGACAAGTATCCGCAGCTGGTACAATTTCAAGCTGTCAATGAGCGAGTGATGTTCCTTGACAATGCAACACCAGGTATGGAATGTGAGGTCAAGTTCGACTTGAGAGGTCGTGAGTACAATGGCAAGTATTATGTCAGCCTCAATGCTTGGGATATCCGCATCGCAAAACCAGCAGCAGCACCATCAAAACCAATCACAGATGAAATCGATGACGATTTACCTTTCTGATGGCGAGAACATTCGGGACTTCATCTACAAAGAGTTGAGGTCCCGACTCTCAAGTCGATACAAGATGACTCACTTGGCTGAAGATATGAATCTCAACTACTACACATTGACCAGATTCATGAAAGGCAATGGGGTGGGCGATGAGTTCTACATTCAAGCATTCAACTTCCTAATGAAATGAAGTATTTCATCGCATACATAGGCACCAAAAATGACAACCTCGATAGCTTGGTTGCAAGGGTGCACGACTTATTCAACATGATGCCAGGTGTCAACACTTGCATCGTGCTCACCTTCTCGGATGAAGTACACATCTCGGAAGTGACTCCAGAGGAATTCTATGAACAATGGTCAAGCCTTAACTAATGAAACAGCAAATACAAGACCCAATAGTTATCAAGGTGCTGGCAAAGTATTATGAGCGCAGCCAGCTCGGGATTCAGAAATATGGGCGCACTTTAGATCGTGATGACTTGAGCCTCACCGATTGGCTGAATCACCTCCAGGAAGAGCTGATGGATGCCACGCTGTACATTGAGAAGCTGAAGGCAGATGTCAAGTTTATTGAGCAAAAAACTGGACAAGGATAAGGGGTAAAAATTGCCACATAACTTAAAACGAAATGTAAAACAAATGCCGTAGACGTACGGAACGTAGCCTGCCGAGTAAGTGTCGGTTCTCATCGTAGGGAGATAGAGTTATTGCCTTCTTGAGCGAAAAAGGCTTTTTTAACTAAACAACAAGAACAATGAAAATAGAAATCACCCACTACGGCCACAAAGCCAGCTATGAGTTCGAACACGAGGATGTAACTCTTGAGGACTTACTTTACCACGTTGAGCAGTTGATTCGATTGACTGGCTATTCAATCAATGGAACATTAGAAATCGTAAACAACGAACAATGAAACTAAACCAAAACGATCAACGTGAGGAGATGGCTGCAATCGGCACCATGATACTCTTGACAGCAATAGCTATTATTTTAGTAATTAAAACTATCTTTGACCTATGGAACTGATACAATACCTCGCACTCGGATGGCTCATCGCTAACTTCGAGCCTCTGCACTGGGTCATCGACTTCACATTCATGAGAGTCATCCCAAGCTCCAAGCTCGGTGATTACATTCACGCTGGATTCGGATGCTGGAAGTGCACCTCATTTTGGACTGCTCTGATACTTTCAGGCAATATATATACGGCAGCAATCACAGCGATGGGTGCCTACATCATCAGCGAATGGATAGAGAGCAAATAGAATACGTCAAAGCAGTGCAAGAAATGGATGAGAAAGAACGTCTCACCAAGAAAGTGCTGAACAGACTCAAGGCTATCAAGGTCAGCGTGACCGGACAGCCCGACCGTGAGTGCTTCTGCTCGCAAATCAGACGCAAAATCTGGTACAAAGATTTCACCAACTGGTATGAAAGCAACGCTTGACCGCTACATATCGTC